CTTATCGAACTCCCAGATGGTGGACTCTTTTCGCCCGGTGTACCACTGATGCTTGCCTTTCTTCTTCCAGCCGTAAAGACACGGCTCGTGCTGCCACTGATAGGGACTGCGACCCAGCACGAGGGACTGCTTTTTCCAGATACAGCAGCCGGAGAGATAGAACCCTGCGGCATCAAACGCCTTGCGGAAATTCAACCCCTCGGTGTCGGCGTGGAACACATAGATGGACGCATCATCCGCCATGACCTTCTCCATATTGGAAAAGGCATCGAAGAGGAAGTCGAAAAACTTCTCCGATGCCATGTTGTCGTTTTTGATCTTCCCGGCGCTGCCCTCGTAGTTCACATTGTAAGGTGGGTCGGTAATGACGAGGTTCGCCTTGCGGCCGTCCATGAGGGCGGCGTAGGTTTCCTCTTTTGTACTGTCACCGCAGATGAGCCGATGCCGTCCCAGTGTCCAGATGTCACCGGATTTTGAGAAGGTTGGCTTTTGCAGTTCGGCATCCACATCAAAGTCATCCTCTTCGGCCTCAATGCCATCGTCAAACAGCTTCGACAGTTCCTTTTCGTCAAAACCGGTGAGAAGCGGGTCAAAGTCCGCCGCCTGCAAAGACTCGATCTCCACACGCAGAAGTTCTTCATCCCAGCCTGCGTCCATTGCCATGCGGTTGTCGGCGATGATGTAGGCCTTCTTCTGGGCTTCCGTAAGGTGGTCGGCAAAGACGCACGGCACCTCAGAAATGCCTTCCTCCTTGGCGGCAAGAATACGACCGTGACCAGCAATAACGCCATAGTCACGGTCGATGATGACAGGATTGATAAAACCGAACTCACGGAGCGAGGAGCGGAGCTTATTGATCTGCTCCGGGCTGTGTGTCCGGGCGTTGTTGACATACGGCACCAGCTTTGTGATGGGAACGAGCTGCATCTCGGTTGTTGTTTTCATCAGACCAGCCCCCATTCCGCAAACTTCTCAAAGCCGCCGACCGAGTGGATGTAGTTCCGGGCGATCTCCACGATTTCAGCGTAAGGCCTGCCATCCACGGTATCGTCACCGATGGCACAGCAGAGCGTTACGGGCTTGCCGGTTTCCTGGGCTTTGAGAAAAGCATAGATGTTGACGGATACATCTGCCTTGGATAGATCCTTACCGTGCAGACCGCCGCCGGTCACTGAGTCAGCCATATCCGAACCGAGCTTGCGGTTGGTAGCGCCGGTGTCCACATCGGTACCGCCTGTCCAGTCACCGAGTGGGTTAATCTCCGCATCGGGATAAATCTCGCGCAGATGCTGTGTCTCGGCATTGCTCTGACAGAGGATGAGTCGGTCACCGTCCAGAATGTATTTGCCGTCAAAGGGATGTTTGGAGAAAATGCTCCGTGCGATTTGCGACAGCTTTTTCTGCTCCTCGGTCACGGGCATTCCCTTGAAGATGCCGTTATCTCCGCAGCGGACGCCGTCTGCCTGGTTTTCGGCAAGGCGACCGTCCTGCGGCACTTCTACATAGTCCACGGCGAGATTTCCGGCAATGCGGTGAACGGCGGCGGTGATTTCCTCTATCGGAATACTCACCGAAGCCTCCGCAATGATGTGGCACACGCCGTGGCCGATGAGGACTTCAACAGCGATGCGGGGATTTTCTGCTTTCTTGTATGCCAGGTCGACAAGCGCACCGGCAATTATGTCTGCCACCTTATCCGGGTGGCAGGGATTTACTTTTTCAAACATGGTGTTACCCCTTTCTCGCACGGAGCAGGCGTTCCATAAGGTCATCCTGCGGCGTTGACTCGCCGTATTCCGTGCTACAGTTTTCTTTCACGATCTGGAAAATCTCATTCCAGAGCCGAACCGCCTGGTTCATGTAGTTGATGCCGATGTTGATAAACGGAGACGGGATCGGCTTTCCTGTGGTGGGGTGCTTGGAGAGGAAACCCATGCGGTTGGTCATTTCCTCGCACTGCACCCAACGGGCGGAACACATGGCGTAGCGCTCCAAAAGCTGCGGCGACACCTTTGCGGCGCAGCCGATACCTTTGAGCCATTGCCAGGTTTCCGTGTAGATTTCCTGTGCCTGCAGGACGCTGCCGTCCCGCTGCTCGGCAGAAAGAAAATCGTGGGGCTTGGGCATGGCAACACCCTCGACTTCGGGAATGTCCAGCACTTCAAGTTTTCTGCCGCCGGGATTCCCGTTTTCGGCCTTGTCCTTGACTGCGTTTTTTTTCCTTCCCGCACCGGGTCTTGCGCCGCCTCTACCGCCTGTGTTATTCGATTTTGTGGGCATCCGAGTTCACCTCCCTTAATTACCCTTTTGATTTCGCCTTTTTCGCACACGTGACCCCAGGCCGCTGCCCGGCTATAGGGGTCGTAGAGATTTGAACCGCCCCAGGGGTCTCACTCATGCGTGTGCCTGTCACCGTTTTCAAGATGGATTTTCTGGTGGCAGGAGCGGCAAAGCGACATCAGATTTGAACGGTCGTGCATACCGCCGTGAGAAATAGGAAGAATATGATGCACCTCTTCGACAGGGGTAAGCCGTCCGTCTTTGAGACACAGCTCGCACAGCGGATGCTCCGCAGCGTAGCGGTCACGGATACGCTTCCACGCTCTGCCGTAGGTTTTGTTTATGTTCGGATCACGCTCATATTTATCGTAGCGTTTTCGCTCCATCTTCCTGTGTTCCTCACAGTACTGTCCGTTAGATAGGTTGGGACAGCCGGGGTATGAACACGGTCGTTTCGGCTTGCTTGGCATCTGTTCACCTCCTTCGGGGCATAAGAAAAGCCCTCGAAGGATTGCTCCCTCGAAGGCTCGTCTTTATATTCTTTGCTGATTATATCATACCATAATGTGGCGGTGGACATCTACGGACAAAGCAGGACATTTCGGGCGCATTTATATTATGATGGGATTTTCGGGGACTTTCACCTTGAGGAGCGCCTCGCCGTGCCAGCGGCGAATGGTTCTCGCATCGGCATTCAGTTCGTTTCCGATCTGCTCCCATGTGCAGTTGTGGATGTATCGGTAGCGGAGAACGAGCCGCTCATCCGTATTCTGTACGGCTTCTATGACCGTCCGTATCTGCTTTTTCAGACAGACAAGGGTGTCGATTTCCTTGTTGATGGTGTCCTCCAAATCCATGATCTTCTCAAGGCTCCGTACAAAGGGGGCTTCCGTACTGCGGGAAGTCTGCACCTTTTCGCCCCATGAAGGAGAGGATATGCTGCTTGCCATTTCACGAAGCATGGTGACCTCTTCGATATTGGAGTTGATACGCTGATCGAGGCGGTATGCCTGACTCAAATATTCCTTCGCCGTCATGCTGCCACCTCCATTTGCAGTTTCCGCATCAGAAGTTCTCCGTCAACTGAAGTCAATGTGCTGTACCACGAGGAACGGAAGAAACTCTCACAATCATTCCTCATTTGCCTTGCTTCGGCATCTCTGGGATATTTCTTCAGCTTTTTCAGGGCGGCTCTGTAATCCTTTGCTGCTTGTATCACTATGGCGTTTGCCAGTTCTTCAAAAGGGTTCATATTCTGTACCTCCGAATTTTTTAGTTCACTCGGATTGGCACGGATTTTCATAGATTGTCACAGATTTGCTTTGACCGCCGCTATCAATGCGGACTGCGTTTTGTCCTTCCGCTGAAGGGCTTTCAGAATGTCCTCGTCAATGGTGCCGGCGGTGATGATGTGCATGACCACCACGGTATCGGCGGTCTGACCCTGCCGCCACAGCCTTGCGTTTGTTTGGCTGTAAAGTTCAAGGCTCCACGTCATGCCGAACCACACGATGGTGCTGCCGCCGCTTTGAAGGTTCAGCCCGTGTCCGGCAGATGCCGGATGGATAAGGGCAACGGGAAACTCGCCGTTGTTCCATCTGCAGATGCTCTCGGAGGAATCCATCCGTGAAAACGGGATATGCAGTTCGTGCAGCCGTTTTTCGATGCGGTCACGGTCGGACTGATACCAGTACGCCACCAGAAGCGGCTTTCCGTTGGCGGCTTCGATGATGTCTTCCAAAGCGTCCAGTTTTCGGTTGTGGATGAGGTGACATTCGCCGGATTCGTCATAAATCGCTCCGTTTGCCATCTGCGTCAGCTTTCCGCAGAGGACAGCGGCATTGGCGGCGGTGATCTCCTTGTCCTTTCCGAGTTTCATCACATACTCGGATTTGAAATCCTCATAGGTCTGCGTTTCCGCATCGCTCATGACGGTGGAATACGCTGTGCTGACCAGTTCCGGCATTTTGAGGTGGTCGGTGGACTTCATCGAAATGGTGATATCGGAGATGGCATCGTATATGGCTTGTTCGGCAAACGGCAGAGGTTTGTAGGAATACACGATCTGACCGTTGCGTTTGTCCGGGGTGAAGTAGTTGAGGCGGTAATTGGAGATAAACCGTCCGAGCCGTTTGCCCATATCCAGCACACGGAACTCTGCCCATAAGTCCATCAGACCGTTTCCGGCGGGAGTGCCGGTCAGACCCACAATGCGTTTTACCAGGGGTCGGACTTTCAGCAGGCTCTTGAACCGCTTTGCTTTACCGTTCTTGAAGGAAGAAAGCTCATCGATCACCACCATATCGAAGTCAGATCGGAAGAGCGTCGTGTAGGGAAAGAGT